TCAGACGGTAAAACCAAAGTATTTAATCTAAAGAAAAAATTAATGGATCAGATTCTAGTTGCTGCTGAAGACTTGGGCGACCCTACCGACTTAGATGNNGGTTGGGACATTCACTTTAAGCGTACCAAGACTGGACCAAACGTATATAATGTTGAATATACTCTTCAAACTCTCAAATGTCAGAAAGGTATTCGTCCTTTAAATGATGACGAGAGAGCTGCTGTAGCTGGTGCTACTTCTATTGATGAGTTACTTCCTAGACCAACTCCAGACGCTCAGAAAGAGTTACTGGAACGAATTGCTACTGGCGGTTCTGGGAAGGATGAAGTCGATTCCTCAATTGAAGACGAGTTTGACATTAGCTAATGGATACTTCTAGTATTTGTAGCCAAAAATGTCAAGGTTTTGAGGGAAACTACGGAGGCTGCTGTACGGTAGGTTCTAGAAACTATATAATAGGACCTATTGTAGATTCTTATCAGTTTATAGAACATTTAAAACATTTCTATAATAATAGAAACATAAAATTTGAAGATGTTTTATACTCCTACGAAGAAGGTTCACGACTATTTCCAGATAAAAATACTTATCAAGATTCGGGGTCTTATCCAGCTATAAAATTGGATAGAACTAAAGAATCTCTTCCTTGTATTTTTTATTCTGAAGAAATTAGAAGCTGTACTATATATGACGTTAGGCCTTTATCCTGCAGACAATATGTCTGTAGTTATTTAAAAGAATTAGAGTTAATACATAAAGAATGAAAATACTATTCTCCGCCGATTGGCACATAAAATTAGGTCAGAAGAACGTACCCGTCAATTGGGCACGTGCTCGCTATGACAGCTTCTTTCATCAGATTTATCTGTTGGAAGATGATGCCGACTTGCATATTATTGGCGGCGATATCTTTGATAGAGTTCCAACTATTGAAGAACTAGAATTATACTTCACTTTTGTAAAAGGTTGTCAGATTGAAACTCTCATTTATGACGGTAATCATGAGGCGACTAGAAAGAATAAAACATTCTTTACGGCGTTAAAAGAAGTAACCCATTCCTTAAATGATAAGGTTACTATTATTGACGAAGCATACGAAGATGAAAGAGGTTTTAGTATTCTTCCTTACTGTGATTTACACAAGAAGAATTCTATTGAGATGCTGAATAAGAACTTTCCGGTCTTTACTCATGTGAGGGGTGAAATACCCCCTCATGTTCAGCCGGAAGTAGACTTAGAAAGATTTGCAAGGTTTCCAAAAGTATTTGCGGGAGACTTGCATTCCCATTCTAATTGCCAGAAAAATATAGTATACCCAGGAAGTCCGATGACTACTAGCTTTCATAGATCGAAAGTAGAAACCGGAGTTCTAGTTATACTTGAAGACTGGGACTGGTATTGGGAGAAAATGGAACTTCCACAGCTTATTCGTAAAACAGTCAGTGACCCTGCTGAAATGACCACGGGGCTATATGACCATGTTATTTACGAACTAGAGGGAGATCTCGGAGACCTAGCAAAAGTAGGCTCCAGCGACCTTCTTGATAAGAAAGTTGTAAAACGAAGTTCTGAAGCGACACTTGTTTTGGATAAAGAGTTCTCCGTTGGAGAAGAGTTAGTAGAATACTTAACTTACGTGCTAGAAATAGCTGAAGATAAAATACCCGAAATATTAGGACTATATAATGATTACGCTAAAAATATTGAAATGGAGTAATTGTTTCTCTTATGGAGAAGGCAATGAACTCGATTTAGCTTCCACCAGACTTACCCAAATCTTGGGTTACAATGGCGCTGGAAAATCTTCTATTCCTCTCATTTTGGAAGAAGTTCTATTTAATAAAAACTCCAAAGGTATTAAGAAAGCTGATATTCCAAATAGAGAGTTGCAGAATGGATACTCTATTAGCCTTACGTTCAGTAAAGAAGCTGATGAGTATGAGATCGACCTTCAAAGAAAGTCTAACTTAAAAGTAAAGTTCATTAAGAATGGTGAAGATATTGGTAGTCATACGGCTACCAATACTTATAAAACTATTCAAGAAGTGCTTGGCGTAGACTTTAAAACTTTTACACAAGTAGTATATCAACATCCTAACGCTAGTTTGAATTTTCTTACTGCTACCGATGCGAACCGTAAAAAGTTCCTGATAGACTTGCTTGGTCTAGAAAAGTATGTAAATCTCTTTGAAGTTTTTAAAGAAGCTTCGCGAGGGGTTGAACAAGAATATGCCCAGCTTGAAGGTCGTATTTCCACTGTTGAGAAATGGTTGGAAAATAATAAACTGACGGATACTACCCCACGAGAACTTGTAAATCTTCCGAAAATCTCAGATGAGGATGAGGAAGCATTGAGTTCTCTTATGGCTGAAATTAAAAATATTTCATCAACAAATCGTCAAATTTCTCAAAATAATCAATATAAAAGTATGTTGAAAGAAATTAATATACAGGAAATTCAAGCAATTGAAGCTTCCGAGCATATTTCATACGATGAGTTGCAGTCACAGCTAGGCGCTATAGCGGGGTCTATCGGTTCAGGACAGAAAATCATCAAAAAGATGGAGAACTTGGAAAATGTATGCCCTACCTGTGAACAATCCGTTACAGAAGATTTTAAGAAAAAACACATCTCTGAAGAAGAAGAGAAAGTTAAAATCGAGCAAGACAAGCACACAAATATCCAGAAGAAAATTAAAGAGATTCAAGAGAACAATGAAAACTTCGCACTAAAGTCAAAGAAACAGAAAGAGTGGGAGGAGTTATATCGCTCGGTTGATAGTACACTTCCTACTGTATTAGTTGACGAAGAAGTTCTCAAAGTTCGCATTACTAATATCCGGAATACTATTGCAACACAGAAAAATGAAATAGATGTGCTGCAAAGAGAGAACGAAGCTCGTTCAGCTTATAACGCTAAAATAGAAGTTATAACTGAACAAACGGCTGAGTTCGAAAAACAACTCGAAGAAGTAGTATCTCGATATAATGTTCTAGGAATTAAGAAAGGTAATCTTGAAATCTTGAAAAAAGCTTTTAGTACAAACGGACTCATTGCATACAAGATCGAAAATCTTGTTAAAGAACTGGAAGAATTAACGAGCGAATATCTCGCAGAACTTTCAGACGGTCGTTTTACATTGAACTTTGCCGTGAATAACGATAAACTCAACGTAGAAATCACAGATAATGGAAACGTAGTAGATATTCTAGCACTTTCGAGTGGAGAATTGGCAAGAGTAAACACGGCTACTCTTCTTGCTATTCGCAAGTTGATGAGCAGTTTATCCTCTAGTCGTATTAATGTTCTATTTCTAGACGAAGTTATGACAGTACTGGATGAGGTAGGAAAAGAAAAGCTGGTAGAAGTTCTATTAGAGGAAGAGCTTAATACTTATCTAGTAAATCATGGGTGGTCTCATCCATTACTAGAGAAAGTAGAAGTAATTAAAAGCTCAAGTATAAGTAGGTTGGTAGCATAATGGTAGATTCGAGAGCGAAGGGACAGCGAGGAGAGTATCTTGTAAGAGATATGCTTCGTGATGCCTCTGGCCTACAGTTTGAGAGAGTCCCCAGTTCGGGGGCTCTCGCTTACTTGAAAGGCGATTTATATATACCAGACGCTAATAATGCGTTTTGTATAGAAGTAAAGAATTATGAAAAATCTCCGCTAAGTGATAAGGTATTTACAAATAAAACTAATTACCTTTTGATTTGGTGGGAGAAGATAGTAAAACAAGCGGAACTTAAACTACAGCAACCTTTGTTGTTTTTTAAGTATTCTCGTTCAAAGGTATTTGTGGTAACAAACATAAAACCTGAAAATACAAAATACATGCACATCTCCTGGCTAGATTGCTATGTATGTCTAGCCGAAGAATGGCTAGAAAATGAAAAGATGGAGTGGACTCGTGGCCAGTTTTAAAGAACGAATAATGGAACCTAATAAGAACGCTCTTATTGTTGACGGTATGAACTTAGCATTTCGTTGGAAACACCAAGGTAAGTTAGATTTTAAACAGGACTATATTAATACTGTAAAGAGTTTGGCTCAATCATATGATTGTAGTAAAATTATTATAGCGGGAGACCAAGGGTCTAGTGCTTATAGAAAATTTATTGATCCTCAGTACAAAGCGAATAGAGCAGAAAAATACAAAGATCAAACAGAACAAGAGAAAGAGGATATTAAGTTATTCTTCGAGGAGTATGAAAGAACTCTAGAAGGGTTAGAAGAACAGTTTCTTTTGCTGAGATACGCTAATGTGGAAGCCGATGACTTGGTAGCTTATGTAGTATCAAAACGAGAAGAAATGGGTATCGAAGATATATGGATGATTTCAAGTGACCGTGACTGGGACTTACTCGTAAATGAAAATGTATCTAGATTCTCTACAGTAACTCGTAAAGAAACTACGGTNTTTAATTGGGAGGAATTTTTCGATTTTCCTCAAGAAGATTACATCTCTTTTAAAGTTCTAACAGGCGATAAGGGAGATAATATTGATGGAGTTGCGGGTATTGGCCCTAAAAGGGCTACGGAACTTATCAAAGAATACGGTACAGCGTTTGATATCTACGACGCTATACCTATACCTAGTAGATATAAATATATTCAAGCTCTTAATGCGAGCAAGGAACTAATACTTAAAAATTATAGGATGATGGATTTGGTCAGCTATTGTGCTGAAGCTATAGAACATCCTGGGCATAGTCTACTAGAAATAGACGAACGAGTAAAGGAATATATAAATGTTAATTGATTATGGAAGAGATCGTCTTCTTTCCACGTTTGGTATCCAGACGCTAGAAGATAGATATTTAATAGAAGGTGAATCATCGCCTCAGGACGCTTTCGCACGTGCGGCGAAAGCCTTCGCAGATGATGAAG